ATTTACTGAATCGAGACACAGGAGATACACTGAGTGCGGTTGACTTTTGGCGAGCAATTATTGAAGACTATTTTCTTGGAATAGGAGCTTTTGCATATATCAATCGCAAAGGAAATCAAATTGAGAGTTTACACTATGTTGATGAAAGAAGTATCTCTATACAGCACAATGTAGACAAGATATTTAAGTCGTATGTGATTTTAGTAGATGGGAAATGGTTTGAAAACTATGAATTCTTTAAAGTTTTCAGGCACACTAAAACAGGGTATGGAAGTGCTCGAATGAATAACACAAACAGCATTATTGCTAGTGTGGTGAAAAACTCATTACTGTATGAAGATAGACTAGTCAGGAAAGGGGGGAACAAGAGGGGGTTTTTAACATCGGATAGTCGACTTACTGAAGAGGCAATGGCTGGACTTAAAGCAGCATTTAGACGCTTGTATGCTAATAATGACGAAAATGTAATGGTCCTGAATAAAGGGATTAATTTTCAAGAGTCATCAAATACGAGTGTGGAGATGCAACTTGCTCAAAACAAAAAGGCTAATGCTGAAGAATTGGGGAAGCTGTTTGGTATTCCTAAAAATTTTATTAATGGTACACCGACAAAAGAAGATTATAGTAACTTAATCAAGTTCACTGTTACACCTTTACTGACAGCAATCGAATGCAGTCTTGACAGAGATTTGCTTTTAGAGAGAGAAAAGCATCAAAAGTATTATTTTGCTTTCGATACAAAAGAAATGACTAGAGGAACAATCACAGAACGATATGAGGCATATAAAATTGGTCTTGATAAAAATTTCTTACAAATTGATGAAGTAAGAAAAATGGAAGATATGGAGCCACTAGGGTTTAAATGGGTGACATTAGGGCTCAATCAAGTTTTATATGATCCACAAAGCAATACTATTTATACGCCGAATACAAACCAAATTCAAAAAGATGTTACATAGATTGAAAGGAGGAGAAAATTGCAGATAGAAATTAGAAGCGACGGAGTGCTCATTAGTGGTTATGTAAATGCTGTCGCTAGAGATTCAAAAGAAATTGGAACAAATTCAGGAATATTTGTTGAGTGCATCGAGCCAGGGACATTTGCGGATGCGTTAGTAAGAGCTGAAGATGTAAAAATGTATCTGAATCACAATCCTGATAGAGAATTAGCAAGTGTGAGCGAAAATACACTTACACTGAATGAAGATAAAATTGGTCTTTTTGCTACAGCGTGGGTAGTTGATCCAGAAGTAGTTGATTTGGCACGCAGCGGAAGGTTAAAAGGATGGTCGTTTGGTTTTCAAGTACTAGAGGATGAAATTGAGCAACGGGTTGATACAGATATTCCAAGACGACATATTAAGAAAATTAATCTTGAAGAAGTATCTATTATAGCTGGATCTTTTACTCCGATTTATACTGGAACTAGTGTAGAGGTCAGAGGAGAGAGTCGCACAGTAGTAGAGTATCGTAGTATGGTTGATGATATCTTTACGAAAAATATGTTTTTTAATGATGCAGCAATGAGAAAGCTAAAAGAATATCGTGCTGTTGTCAATAAGTTAAAAGAGAAAGGAAAAAAAATACATGCTTAAGGAATTGTTAGAAAAAAGAGCAGAATTGATTGAGAAGATGGAGAAAATTACTTCTCTTGTAGAAACTGAAAAACGAGCGATGAATGAAGAAGAGATGAACGATTTTCAATCAACCGAAACTGAAATCCGGGGACTTGATGATACAATTGAAGCTCTACAAAGGGCGAGTAAGCTCGCAAATACCGTTACAGCCGAGGCAGGAGAGGCAAGAGGTGAGGATACCGCTCAGATGGAAACAAGGGCTTTTGCGAACTTTATTCGCGGCGTTATGTCAGAACAGCGTGCGAATAATTTGACTTTGGGGGACAATGGAGCTGTGATTCCAACTACTATTGCAAATCAAATTATTGCAAAAGTCAGGGATATTTCTCCAGTTTTTGAGCGTGCGACACGATATAATGTGCGAGGAAAGTTACTTGTACCTTATTATGATGAAAGTACTACAAGCATCAAGATGGAGTACGCAGATGAATTTACTAACGCAGATAGTAATGTTGGGCAATTTAAGAGTGTAGAGTTGAATGAGTTTTTGGGCCGAACTTTAGCCCTGGTATCAAAATCAGTAATCAACAATTCTGATTTTGATATTGTAAACGAGGTAGTTAATCAGATGTCAATTGCAATTGCATCATTTTTAGAGCACGAATGTTTGGTCGGAACTGTGTCAAAGGCAACAGGGCTTTCGGATCTTACAAATACTACTACTGCTGCATCTGCAACAGCAATTACAATGGACGATATCATCAAGCTTAAAGATAAAGTGAAGTCGGTATATCAGAACGACTCTATTTTTATCATGCATAGTGAGACAATGACAGCACTTAGGTTGCTAAAAGATAACAACGGAAGATATCTGCTGCAAGATGATGTAACAAAGCCTTTTGGAATTTCTCTGCTAGGAAAGTCAGTATATGTATCTGATAATATGCCAAAGATGGCAACTGGAAACAGAGCAATCTACTATGGAGATATGCGAGGACTTACAGTTAAAGTATCAGAAGATATCAATATCAATGTGCTTAGAGAAAAGTATGCAGAACAACATGCAATCGGCATCTTGGGATTTGTGGAGTTTGATGCAAAGATTACAAATGCACAGATGATTGCGTGTCTTGTAATGGCCTAAAAAGGAGTCTTGTATGAAAGTGAAAGCGTTAGTGTCTTTTGCTGGAGCTGAGCTTTCTATGTACAAAGGAGAAGTCAGAGAGTGTGCTAACAAAGCTATACTCTCTGACCTTTTTAATGCTAAGTACATCGAAGAAGTAAAGGGGACAAAGACAGAGAAAAATGAAAGTAAGCGAGTTAAGTGTTGATGATTTTGTTAAGTATGCGAGGCTTGAAGATGTAAGAGAATTTGACGGGGATGTGAACTTACAAAACTACTTAGATGCGGCGAAATCTTATGTAAAAAATTATGCCGCATTAACAGATGAAATCATGGATAGAAATGAAGAAATTTCATTGGCTGTGTTAGCTGTGGCTAATGATATGTATGCTAATCGCTTACATTCTTCAACTTATAATAATGCATACTTAAATAAATTGATATCTGCCATAGTAGGAATGCACAGCCGTAATCTGATTTAGGAGGGATTATGTACATTCTTGATAGTGGAAGACTTAAGCAAAGAGTGACAATTCAAGCTTATGAAACTGTGATCAATAGTATTGGTGCAGATGATGAACGCCTTGTAGATATAGCAAGAGCTATTCCAGCGGAAGTGAAGCCGATGCGTGGGAAAGAGCAGGCCGAGTATTATCGTAATGCGAATACAGTACAATATAAGGTGACAATTCGATATCGCTCTAATGTGGCTCCAAATATGACACTTAAATACAAAAATAGAATCTTTGATATCAATAGTGTTTTAAATGTTGATGAGGCGAATATTGTTCTTGAATTAATTTGCACAGAGCAGATTGCAAAAGAAAAGAGGTTAAAAGATGATTGATGTGCAGGTTCATGGACTTGATGAGCTAGAAAAATCTATGCAGCAAGTTATTATTAAATATCCAAGAGAAAGCAAGAAGAGGCTTAGAAAAATTGGTCGTCTTTTTGTCAAAGAAGCTAAGAAAAAATGTTTGTATAAGAGAATCAACAAAATGTGGAAAGTTGATAGCCCACGTGCAAAAAGCGAAGGCGATATTACTGTACAAGTTTGGAACAGTCATAAATTACACCATTTATACGAAAATGGATGGGAAAAGAAAAATCGCAAAGGTGAGAGTCGCGGATTTCGACCTGGTGAAGCTTATACAGAAAAAACAGCAGCAGAATTCAATCGAACAGTTATGCCAGAGGAAACAGAAAAATTTATTAATGAAATTTTATGAGATTTCATTATAAAATGCCCATTTTTAAGGAAAAAATATGAGCTTAATACTTTTTGTGGAGTACGTTGGTATCGCGTCTGCTGCGCTTAGCGGCTTTTTGTTTGCTGTTAAAAGGGAGTGCGACTGGCTGGGCGTCTTTTTGTCTGCATATTTATTGAATTAGTATCTATATAAAACTTGAAATATAAGCGGATAGGTATATGCATAATCAATCTATTACCAAGGTGGTCAGCAACCTTTGGTGGATGTTTAGTAACGCCTTATACTAGAAGTAATAATATTTTTCTTGAAAATTTAGTGTGACATATGGATATTAATATGCTACATTTGTAATGATGACAATATTAGTCAACATTGTGGGTATTTTTATTAGGAGGAAGGTTTATGAATTCAAAATGCAAATTTGTGGTTAAAAAACTTTTAGTTCTTATTGTGTCTTGCATTATTCTACTCGGCATAACTCCCGTGATTGGTAAAG